GAGCCACCAGGTACAGAACTCCCCAGCCTAGCAGAGGAAGGATGGATGCAACCAGGGACGGCCGCGGGCCGCTGGTTCACACTCGCGGTTCGGCGCGGGCGGGGCGGGGCGCAGCGAGGCGGAATGGTGGAAGGGGCGGCGAGAGGGAAGGATGGTCACGGCGGGAGAGAGTGTTTTAATGCGTGTGTTTTCAGAGCGATGAGGGACGGGGCGGAGGGAGACGGGAGACGGGCGGAGGTAGTTTGGGTTGAGGAAACTGGCGCATGGGTGTCTCCCGAAAGGGCCAAAAAGCGGAGGCAGCGGGGACGGAGAAGACAGTCAAGAAGCGGAGGAGGACGAAAGCGAAGCTGGTCAGCAACGTGATCAAGAAGATCGAAGAGAAGCTGGATGCGGATGAACTGAAGCCAACGGTGGGGGACCTGTTTCGGCTGCTGCAACTGGAGAAGGAAATGGAACAGGAGCAGCCGAAGGAGATCAAGGTTTCATGGGTAGAACCGGACGAGAAGGAACATGCACCCGAGAAATAGAGTACAACCCGCTTCCTTCTCAGGCCCGATTCCACGGCTCAGCGGCGAGGTTCAAGGGGTTCTCCGGGCCGATCGGAACGGGGAAAAGCCAGGCGCTGTGCCAGGAAGCCATCAAGCTGAGCTACCAAAACGTGGGAAGAGTGGGGATGCTCGGCGCACCGACTTACCCGATGTTACGCGACGCCACGCAAAGCACCTTGTTTGAGATTCTCGAAAAGAACCGGATTCCTTACGAGTACGCCAAGGCCGAGAATACTCTGGTCATGCGAGACACGCGGTCGAAGATTCTGTTCCGACCGGTGGACGAGTTCGAGAGACTGAGGGGGACGAACCTGGCGTGGTTCGGGTTGGACGAGCTGACGTACTGCCAGGAACAGGCCTGGGTGGTGCTGGAAGGGCGGTTGAGAGACCCGAGGGCGCGGCGATTGTGCGGGTTTGGGGTGTGGACGCCCAAGGGGTACGACTGGGTGTACCGCCGGTTTCTGACGGACCCGGTGGAGGGCTACGAGGCGATCGTGGCGGCGCCCTTCGAGAACCGGTATCTGCTGGATCGGGTTCCGGATTTCTACGAGCGGCTCAGGCGCAGCTACGACGAGAAGTTCTATGAGCAGGAGGTGCTGGGGAAATACCTCAGCATCCACGGAGGGCTGGTGTACCACGCATTCCGGCGCTGGGAGCACGTGGGGGAAGTGGGGGTGGACCCGGGACTGCCGCTGCTGTGGGCGCTGGACTTCAACGTGGACCCGATGAGCTCGGTGGTGACGCAGATCGCCGGCGGGGCGGTGAAGGTTCTGGACGAGATCGTGATCAGCCGGGCGAGCACGGAACAGGCCTGCGAGGAATTCCATACGCGGTTCCCGCGGCACGATGCGGGGCTGTGCATTTACGGGGACGCGTCAGGGAGCCGGATGCAGACCACCGGGACCACGGATTACCAGGTGATCCGGGAGTACTTCCATCGCGAGGGGTACCTAAGCGTGAGTTACAAGGTGCCACGGGCGAACCCGCCGGTGCGGGAGCGCACGGCGCTGGTGAATGCCAAGTTGAAATCGGCGTCCGGGGAAATCCAGTTGCGGGTCAGCCGGAAGTGCAAAGAGCTGATCAAGGACCTGGAGGAAGTGACTTACAAACCCGACAGCAGCGCGATCGACAAGGACAAGGACTCGCGGCGAACGCATCTGTCGGACGCCCTGGGGTACTTGGTCTGGCAGGAATGCCGGCCGCAGGCACCGGTGGGGGAGCAGGGCCGGCGACTGCTGTAGAAGGTCCGGGAAAAACGGTGACAGGGGCAACCGGGGACAGCCTGGGCCGTCCCCACAGCGGACGGCCGAGGCAGTCCCTCGGTTGCAGAGGGACGTATGGTGAACATCGATCGAGAGCATCCGGAATACAAGCTGCGCCAGGGGATGTGGGGGATGTACCGGGACCTGTACGCGGGCGGGGAGCAACTGAAGGTGAACGCGGCGGAGTACCTGCTGCGGAGACAAAAGGAACCCGCGGACGTGTACGGCGAGCGATTGAACCGGGTGTTCTATGAGAACTACATCGGCTCGATTATCGACTGGTACGCGGCGACGCTGTTCCGGCGGGAGCCGATGCTGAGCTTCAGCGGGGAGAATGAAGCGGGCAAGGCGTTCTTCTGCGAGTTCACGGAGGACTGCGACCGGAAGCAGACGGGGCTGAGCGACTTCTTCCGGCGGCAACTGACGGAAGCACTGGTGGGCGGGGCGAGTTACGTGCTGGTGGACTTCCCGCGGGTGGGGCAGCCGGCGGCGAACCGCGCGGAAGAGGAAGCGCTGGGGGCGTCGCGGGCGTACCTGGTGGAGTACCGCGCGGAGGACCTCATCAACTGGAATTACGACGAGGAGGGGAACTACGACTGGGTGGTGCTGAGGACGTCGCGGCCGGTGCAGGGGACGCTGAGCGAGGCTCGGGAGAGCAGCGAGACGCGGTGGCTGTACTACGACAAGGAGCAGTTCCGGATCTACCGCGCGACCCAGGAGCAAGGGAAGAAGCCGCAGATCGAGCAGGTGGACGAGGGACGGCACGGCCTGGCGGGCCAGCGGAGGGTGCCGCTGTTTCCGTTCAAGGTGAGCGAGGGTCTGTGGCTGATGAACAAAGCGGCCCTGCTGCAACTGGAGCACTTCAACAAGTCGAACGCGCTGGGCTGGTCGCTGACGATGGGGCTGTTCGCGATGCCGGTGGTGTACTCGGAGCGGGAGTGGAAGCAGATCATCGGGGATTCGTACTACATCCAGCTCGGTCCGAACGACAAGTTCGGGTGGACGGAGCCGGAAGGGCACGTATACCAGGTGGCGCTGGAGAACCTGACCCGGCTGAAGGACGAAATTTACCGGGTCTGCTACCTGATGCCGCAGGCGGTGGACTCGACGACGCCGCAATCGGGATTGAGCAAGCAGCGGGACTTCACCATCACCAACGAGGTGCTGCGGGGGTACGGGGACGCGGTGAAGGACAGCATCAAGCGGGTGCTGCGGGCGATCGAGGCGGCGCGGCAGGACGGGCTGATCATCGGCGTGTCGGGGCTGGACGAGTTCGACGTGGGGGAGTTCTCGAGCGAGCTCGCGGATGCGGGCAAGCTGCTGGCGCTGGGGATCAATTCCGCCACGCTGCGAAAGGAAGTGTTCAAGAAGCTTGCCTCCAAGTACCTGTGCGACGCGCGACAGGAACTCAAGGACCAGATTGCCAAAGAGATCGACGAGGGGCAGTAAGAGGGTGGAGGACGGGACATGGACGAAGAGAAAGAGACAGTGGAAGCCAAGGACGGCAATGTCCGGGCGATCGTGCGGGAAACGATCGAGGAGTTCGTGAAGAAGGAGCAGTCGAAGACGGAGCCGGCATACAAAGTCGAGCTGGTCGAGGAGCGGAAGCGAAGAGAGCAACTGGAGCGGAGGCTCAACGAACTGGTCGAGGAGAACAAGCGGAGCCGTCAACAGGCCGAGGAATCCGAGCGGGCGGCGACGGTGCGGGCGGAGTTGCAGCGCATGGGAGTGGCGAAGGTGGACGTGGTGTTCAAGGCGATCAAGGACGACATCTACCGCGCCGAGGACGGCCGGCTGCTGGCGAGGGGCGAGGGAGGCGAGGTAAGCCTGAAGGAGTACGTCTCGCACTTTCTGAACGAGAACCCGGAATTCCTTCCGGCGCGCATTGCAGGGGGCTCGGGAGCGGTATCGGCGCACAAGCCGCCGGCAGCGAGCGGCGGGGCAGCCGACCTGGACAAGATCCGGCCGGGGATGAGCGCGGAGGAGTCCGAGCGGATCCGGCAGGAAATCGTGAGAATTGCGTCGCAGACGCTGCGGGGAGCTTGAAGAAGGAAAGTACGAAGTACGAAGGACGAAGTAAGAAGTGAGAGATCAGAGTGAGAGGAGAGATGAATGCCAGCGATAACTTCAACTAACGTGGCTAACGCGATTGTCAAACTCGTAGCGGTGGATGCGCTGCCGGCTCTGATGGGGAACCTGGTGATGGGGAACCTGGTCAATCGCGATTTCGAGCCAATTCTGGCCCAGGCGGGGGATACGGTGAACGTGCCGATTCCGCCGACCCTGGTGGCCAACAACATAGCGGAAGGCGGCACGGTGCAAACGCAGAACCCGAGCCTGGGGAACGCGCAAATCGTGCTGAACACACACGCGGAAGCGACCTTTCAGGTGCCGGACGTCACGAAAGTGCTGGCGGTGCCGGACCTCTTGAAGCTGTACATGCAGCCGGCGATGGTGGCGCTCGCGGAGAGGATCGAGACGGACCTGCTGAACCTGTACGCGAGCTTCACGTCGAACACACCGGTGGGGACGGCGGGCACGGCGCTCACCGAGGCGGTGGTGGATGCGGCCGAGACGGCACTGTTCCAGGCCAAGGTGCCGGGCAGCGAGCCGAAGTACCTGGTGGTGGACGCGGCCAGCTACTCGGCGCTGCGGCAGATCGTGCGATTCAGCGAGTACGACAAAGCCGGGGACGCGGGGATGCGGGCGCTGGTGGACGGGACCGTGGGGAAGATCAAGGACTTCTTCGTGCTGCGGTCGCAGTTCGTGGCCAAGACGGGGAGCTCGCCGGTGACGACGCACAACCTGGCGTTCACGCGGAGCGCGCTGGGACTGGTGGTGCGGCGGCTGCCGCAGCCGCTGCCGGGGACGGGCGCCATCGCGGAGTACGCGGAGTTGGGCAACTTCGGGATGCGCGTGATCCTGAGCTATCAGCCGAACACGCTGGCGCAGCAGTTCACGGTGGACGTGCTGTACGGTGTGGGCGTGCTGCGGAACGGGTTCGCGGTGCAGGTGAACAGCTAGCAGAAGCCATCGGCTCCCGGCTAACAGCCCACAATCCATTGCCGCTGGGGGACAAGGTGAGGGCTGGCGGCAGGGTGGCCGACGGTAGCAGAACGGTTGGGAGCCTCGGTGGGAAGCTGAGGCTCTCGGACCTTCCGCGGACCGCGAGGTGGCGCCCGGGGTCAACGGCGCGCGGAGGATCGACCGGGTGGAGAGGGGATATGGACCTGAAAGTCTACTACCAGAAGGTGCGGCAGATTGAGGCGGCCCTTGGCGAAGCGCACGTGGTGGTCGTGAGCCAGGAAACGCCGGACGGCGGGCGCGCCGGAGTGCGGACGGAAGTGCCGCGCCTCGTGGCAGCGAAGTTGATCGTGGAGGGACGAGCGCGGCTGGCCACGGCGGAAGAGGCCGGCGAACACCGTGAACAGGCGGCCGAGGCCAAGCGGGCGGTCGAGCAGGCGGCAACGGCGAACCGGATGCAGATCACGGTGATCTCGGAAGCGGATCTGCGGGCGTTGAAGGGGGCGTCGCGCACCAAGGTCTAGGGGAGCGCGGAGGCCGGGAGCCAGGGGCGAGGCGGTGGGTCTATGGCATTGTTCACTGATGGAACAGTTTCGATCATCGAGGACTTGATCGGGTACGAATCGGCGATCCTGGACGCGGCCACGACGGAACAGATCGATCTGACGGTCAAGCTGGGCCTGGCACAAGAGGAGCAGGGGATCGACCTGGAAGCATACCTATCGTGGCGCGACAGCACGCTGGGATTGGGAAACATCGTGGTGACGGAGCCGCTGCACAAGTGGCATACGTTCCGCACGCTGGCCCTAGTTTACCGGGACGCGTACCACCGGCAGTTGAACGACCGCTACCTGGCGAAGTGGAAGGAATACCAGAAATTGGCGCAGTGGGCCTGGGACGCACTGCTGGAGATCGGGTTGGGAATCGTCATCGACCCGATCCCCAGGGCGGCGAAGCCGCAACTGAGCTACGTGGCGGCGGCGGTGAGCGCCGCAACGTACTATGTGCGCGTGGCGTGGCGGAACGTCGATGCCGAGGAGGGCAGCCCGAGCGAGATGGCGATCCTGAGCGTGCCGGAGGGGAATGGACTAGTGGTGACGCCGTTGAGCGCGCCGGCGCAAGCACGCTCGTGGAACGTGTACGCCGGGCTCTCGGTGACGGAGCAGACGCTACAGAACGAGGCGCCGCTGGCAGTCGAGGAAGCCTGGACAGAGCCGGTCTCCGGGCTACGGCAAGGCACGCCGGCCGGGACGGGACAGGCGCCGGACTACTTCCTGCGTCCGAATCCCAAGGTGCTGTGGGGATAAAAGAATGGCGGCACTAGGAAGCGCGGCAACGAACAAAGTGCTGAGCATCATGACGGCGGCAACCGGACTGCCGTACCGGGTGGCGGCGCTGGCGGCGCGGGAGAGCGTGGAACTGGCGGCCATCGACTCGAGGCAGGTGATCGGGCAGCAGGTGGCGTATGAAACCGCGGAACGAACGGCGGGGGTGA